AGCTTGGTGCGTCCATCGGCGAGGGTCAGCATCGGGGATCACTCTCCTGTTCTGTGTCCCCGGCAGCCGGGGCCAGTTCCTCCACCACCGCGGGAGCGGGGGTGGCGTCCTTCTTGGTCGGTCGCCTTGAGGGGCGGACCGGGACCGCAACCACCGCTGTCTGCGGTGGCGTCTTNGGGGGTGGGGGCGTGAGCGCGTATCCGCGGCCCAGGACCGGGTGACCGATCCAGTGGTCGGGGACAGCCACGCGCTTGCCCGTGCGGGTGTCGTAGGCGTCGATGAACGCCACAGGGGCCTCCCGTGGTAGATGGGCCAGCAGGGGTCAGGAACCGTCCTCGGTGCCGTCAGGGACGGACGAGAGCGCGAACGTGTCTAGGGAGACGTATCTGTGCGGGGTCACGTCCCGGTCGAGGTAGTCCGCCTCGTGCCGCACGAACACCAGAGTCACGCCGCGGCCCGTCACCGTCAGGGCGGCGACCCGGCCGAGCGGCACGAGCAGCATCCGGGCCGCGTCCAGGTAGACGATCACCTGCTCAGGAGTGATGCCGACGGACTTCACGCGCACGGCCAGATCCCATGCCGATGTNGCNTCCGACAGGGGAAGGTCGTCCGGGCGAGCNCCCGAAGCCAGCTCGATCAGGTAGTAGGCCACGGGNGGGGTCGTGCCAGCCGGAACGGCCCCCAGGAACGNCNAACGCCCCAGGGTGGCTACCTTGCCCCGCAACGCCTCGAGTTCGGCTATCACAGGACGCCTCCCAGCAGATCCGCGAGCGCCTTCTCCATCCGCGGGGCGTCGGCGTTCAGGGCGCCCACCGGATCAGGCACCGTTCCTCCACTACTAGATCCGCCGAAGTACGCGATGGACGCGAGGTCACCAGTGACCTGGCCGGGCTCGGACACGGGGCCGATCTCCGCGGTGAATCCGCCGTCGAGGATGTCGAACGAGATCGAACGCTTTGCGCCCTTGAACCAGAACGACGCGCCCATCTCCTCGACCATCTGCTTCTTGATCTCGACCGCACCCTTCTTGATCACGGCCGGGATCTTGTCGACGACGCGCTGCGGGGCCGAGCGCAGGTCAACGGCGAACGCCCGGATCTCGTGGTCGTCGACGAAGGCCATCAGGACTCGTCTACCGGCTCGGGCAGGTCGTAGAACACACCCGTCTCTGCGCCCAACCGGTACGCCGTGGCGGCCGTCTTGAACGGCAAGGCCGTGATACGCATCTGACACCCTGGCAGGCTCGTGTCATGCTCGGACGTGACGATGGTGGCGACCATGCCGGCCTCTGGGGCGCATGACCCGGCCGGGATGTCGTAGCGGTAGCGGCGGATCGTGTACGTCGCCCCGGCCGACTCTGGCGTGGACTCCTCCTGGTCGTGCATCTGCACGAAGCACGGGCCGGACGCCCACGGGTGGGTGGTGGGCCAGTCCGGGTCCGGGTAGACCTGTGTGACGATCTGCGTCACCGACCCGTCAGGGTTCGTGCCCAGCGGCCCCATGTGGTCGAGCGTGCTTGTGTCGGTCATGCGCGACAGTGCCAGGTCCCGCGCGATGCCGAGGCCGAATCCGGCGAGGTCAAGCACCGGGCCACCGCCACGGCCGCAGGCCGATCTGGATCGTACCGACCTGCTGAGTCGCTCGACCGTGGGGCAGCAGCCGGGCGCGCTCGTCGTCGGACAGGTAGAGCATGCCCGTAGAGACTGCCTGGTCGATCGTGGCCTGGAAGTCGTCCAGGCCCAGGGATCGCAGCGACTTCGGGTTCTTCACCACGCGCAGGACCATGTCCTCGATCACGTCCTGCACGACCTCGCGTGCAACTGTCCCGGCCGTCACGCGGGCAGCCAGGGATGGCACCGCAGCGCCGATGCGCGTCTCGGCCTTGGTGATCAGCACGTCCAGCTGATCGTCGACCGCCTCGCCGGCGGGGATGTCCACGCCATAGGCCGCGGCCCGGATATCCGTCGCGGTCACGTTGTAGGTCATCGGACCTCCCCAGGGTGCGGTGGGCTAGCGGGCGAGGNCTTCGTCGACGGCNGCGATGAAGTCCTCGCGCGTTGCGTCAGGTGCGGACTCGATGCCGAGGGTCGCTGCGTAGGCCGCCCACGCGGCCTTGGTGGCGCCCTTGCCGGCGCGTGGCGGTTCGACCGGGGAGTCATCTCCGTCGGCGGCACCGGCGGCTGCCGGCGGGTCGACGGGCGGGGCTGTCGGCTCGGTCGCGGCGGCCGTCGACAGCAGGTGCTTCCCGACGACCGCGCCCGCGGGCACGGTGTCACCGGCGGCGAGCATCACACCCATCGGGATGCCGGCGGTGGACATGGGGTAGACGACCCCTTCGAGGTCGGCTCGGATCTTCGCCATGATCTGTCCCTTCGGTTCAGGTTCGGGTGGGCCGCGAGGGCGAGGCTGTGTGAGCCCCGCCCTCGCGGCAGTGGGTCAGGCGAGGACCGTCGCCTTGAGCGACAGGTCCGCGTTGGCCAGCACCGGCATGCCGATGGCGTCGGAGATGACCTCCGCGATCATCGGCGGCTTCTCGTTGCGGTAGGTGCCCGCGACGATGCCCGGCTGCTCGACGTCCTCGATGCCCCAGTCGGGCTCGGTCGAGGTGAGGGTCTGCCCCCAGAAGGACGCGCCGAGCTGGGTGCCCTGCCAGTCGTCCGGGTCCACCGGCTCCGGCAGCATGAGCAGCTCGGTGTCGGGCAGGACCAGGCCGGCCGACGTGCGCCGGGTGTAGACCTCGATCGGGGGAAGGCCAGCGCCCTCCACGATCGCGTTGACGTCCGCGACGGTCGCCGGGCGAGACCCGCCGCCAGTCAGGGACGTCTTGAACTCGTCGCCCTGGGCCATGACNCGCAGCACGCGCCGGGACATCAGGATGACNCCCGGGGCGACACCGTTCGTCGCCTCGTACACGTCCGACCACGTCTGGAGGTCGGCCAGGCGNGACGTCGACGTCAGGGCCGACCACAGCGCACCGGCNGTGACGGTGTGACCGGCTGCCCGGCCGAACGAGTCGGCCGCGCCGATCTCGGTGATGGTCGCCACACCCGTGCGNAGCACGACCCCGCGCAGACGCTCCATGCGGTCGGCGACCGCCTGAGTGACCTGCGCGGCGGTGTTCAGGATCTCGCCGAGGATGGCCTCGTCCGAGGCCCCGCGGGTGCGGAGCTGGTCATACTCGCTGACCGGGACGTTGACCCCGATCGCGGGCAACTCCAGGGTCACACGCTTGCCGCTCGGCTTCTTGCCGACGTCCGGCTCGGCGTCGTAGGCCCGGAACTTCGCCTCGGCGACGAGACCGGACGAGCCGGCCACGAAGCGCACGAAGATGGCCGGGACGATGCGGTTGGGAAGGAACCGCGCGAGGTTGCCCTTGCGCTGCTCGATGGCGTTCAGGGACTCCCGGACGTACCCCGTGAGGGTCGCCGGGTCGATGATGTCGGTCCAGAGTGCCATGATCCGACTCCTCTCAGACGAACACGATGGTCGTCACAGCGCGCTTGGCCGCAGCCGCGGGCGCAGTGAACGAGATGGGCAGGGAGGCGACCTTGACGCGGCCGTGGTCGATCAGCGGTGCGCCGAAGTCGGCGACCCCGTCAGTGGCCTGGTCGGTCAGGACGAAGCCGGCGAGGATGCCCGCGTTGGTCACGGTGCCCTCAGTCGCGTCGTAGGGCACCAGGACCCCGCCGACCTTGGCGACGGGCAGGCCGGACGGGATGTACCCGTTCGGGTAGTGGGTGGCGAGGGTGAAGGTGGAGATGTCGATGATCTCGGTGCGCGCGTTGGCAATGCCGTGCGTGGACCCGAGCCAGGACTGGTCGCCACCGCCGAGGGTCTCGGTCTTGAGACGAGGCATGGTGTTGTCCTTTCGGTGTGGATGGGCAGGGTTGGGTTACTTCTTGGCCGCGTGGCGGTCCTCGTACAGCGCGCGACCGGCGCTCACGCCGGCCGGTGTCTGCGAGGTGCCGCGCTTCCCCTGGCCCATGTCGGGCCACTTCCCGCCGGCGGGCGCGATGCCGTCGACGTACCGCTGCACCTTGTCGGTGTCGACCTGTCCGCCGTCGGCGGTCAGGAACTTGGTGGGGTCGAGNGGAGCGAGGATGACCTCGATCTGCTCCTTGGTGAGGCGCCCGCTCACGGCGGCCCGGAACTCGGCCTGCATGAGCGCGGGCAGCAGGGACTGTCGCCCCTCGGTTCTCGCGGCGATCTTGGCGGCCTCGACGGCCTTCTCGGCGTCGGTCTGCGTGCTGGCCTTCAGGGCGGCGAGCTCGGCGGCGATGGTGTCGCGGTCCGCGGTCGCGGT